GGTAGTGACCCCCCGACAAGTCGGCGCCTAGCGATGCAAATAGCTTGGTGCCTATGCAACCTAACTGAACGGAGTTCACTGTGCCACGAAGCGCTGCATATCGTAGGTGTCAAGATTTACTGCCCGAGCTGAGTAAAGAGGAGTTGAAGGAGATACTACAGTGGGCTAATGGACTTGCCGGCATGGGCCGCATGGCCGAAGCAATCGCCCCCACCCCTAAAGGGAATATGATTACTGAGGATGACTGGCTGGCCTACGCTATCGGCAGAGCCATGATTAGCCGAGGGCAGTTCACAACCAAGAACGTGAACATGCGGCTTGCCCTCGCTGCTAGGATTACCCCGGCTTATAAGGAGGCCAGCCTTCAACAGCGCACGACGTTGCTAGCTCAGGTAAGTAAGCATGAGCCGCTGTTAGAATACGAGCTTCAGTACTTAGGGGATGTTGTCATCAATGCCCTCATAAACAACCTTGCGTGGATGGATGGTCTCGATGCCGAAACACTGATGCGCAATATCGACCGCATACCCAAAGCCTTGGATGCTGAGTTCCCAGGCTATGCCGCTAACAACCTGCTTCGTTTGCTATTGCCACATCGTAATAGGGGATAAGTAATGGCAGAGAATGAAAAGCTCGATGCTAACATTCAAAAGAACCTACTGGCGTTGCTGTGCTACGACGACAAGCGGGGTACAGAAGTTGCGAGCATGCTGGAGGCCGATCAGTTCGATGGCTTGACGCGCACAATTGCCACGGCAGTCTACAAGTACCGATCGCAGTACAGAGGCAAGCCTCCCGGCCGGCGCTACATGCCGACGTTGATTGAGCAGTTGCCAATTCAGGATGAGCAGTTGAAAGCCGCTCGCATGCTCAACCTCGAGATGAGCAAGCTGGTCAAGGCTATAAATTCTGATTATGTGATTGGGCAGGCGAGTGGGTTTGCTGTCAGGCAGAAATTCAAGCTCGAGACTGAGGCTCTGGCTACGGTACTCACCAAACCGCCTTACGATATGGACAAGGCTCGTGCGCTAGTTCATTCGATGGCGACTTACCAACCTAGAGTAGTCGATGCTGGTATCAGGCTAAACGACGCACGCCAATCGCTGGCTTTCCTTACCGCACCGGATGATGGCTATAAGCTACTTATCGGACCTTTTGACAATACCAAGTTGCGGCTTGCGCCCAAAACCTTGCTACTCTATTTGGCTTTCAAGAACTCAGGTAAGTCGTGGTTCTGTACGCATGTTGGCCGCTCGTGCGCGATGCAAGGCGCAAACGTGCTGCACGTCAGCCTCGAGATGTCGCAACAGCAAGTCGCCGGTCGGTACGTGCAAAACTTCTTTGGCGTGTCGAAGTACAGCTCGAAGTATCTGAAGGTTTCGTTTACGACTGAAAAAGGTGCAGCGACGGGTTGGAACCAAAAACTGGTCACACCTAAGCTGACAGTGGATAAGCGGGGCATCTACCAAATACTGAAAAACAAGCTGGCACAGTTCGACCGGTTGACAGAACGTATTATCATAAAGGAATTTCCTACTGGCAGCATGACGCTTCACATGCTCGAAAGCTACCTCGACTTTATGGATAGGCATTTCAACTTCCAGCCTAATGTCATCATTGTCGACTACCCAGATTTGATGAAACTGAGTACGAGGGATTATCGCATCGACATAGGCGAAAACGTCAAGGCGTTGCGTGGCTTGGCCAACACCCGTAATGCGGCCCTGGTCTGCCCAAGCCAAATCAATCGAAGCGGAGCTACCAAAAAGCAGGTGCGCAGTATTCACACGGCTGAGGATATCAGCAAGGTGAACACGGCCGACAATGTGATTACCTACTCGCAAACTGGCACAGAGCGGCAGTACCATTTGGCTCGCCTATTGCTAGAACATGCGCGCGATACCGAAGCCGGTATAGAGGCCGCTATAACTCAGAACTATGCGATTGGCCAGTATGTTACTGATGCCCGATTGATGCTCAACAGCTATCGCGCTCGCATTGAGGGAGATGACGAGGCAAGTGGCGACGATGCAAAGTCTGACGACAAGCCAGAAGGTTTGGTATGATCCTTCAAAGCACCATTCGCAAGTTTCTTAACCGGCAGCGTGACGATCATCGCTGGCTCAAGAAGCTTAGCAAAAGCGACGTGGATGAATTGCTGAACTCGCTTGAGCCGCGCCCCAAGCTGTGGCCGAAGCTCATGCTGCACCAAAAGGTCGCTTTCTACCTAGGCGTTGCCTACCAAAGTTTCTCATTCTGGCTCGACATGGGCTCGGGCAAAACCCTTGTTGCCTTGGAGCTCATGAAATACTGGTACCAGTGCGGCATCGTGAAGCGCTGCATCGTGTTTGTGATAACCGACAAGGCATTTCCCACATGGGAAAAGCAAATCGAAAAGTACAAGATCGGCCTGCCGGTCATCGCCCTCGAAGAATCCAGCGTGAACAAGTGGGAGCAGCTCTACAACTTCAAGCACGGTTTCGTTCTTGTCACCTACGCCGGCGCCGTGGCTATGTGCAGCGAAACGGTATCGGGCAAGGGTAAGAAAAAGCGTGGGTGGAAACTCAATAAGAACCTGATGAATAGGCTCAGCGACGGCGCTGACATGCTGGTGATGGATGAAAGCACCAGGGCCGGCAACATTCAATCGCTGAGCCATAAGCTCTGCGCCTACCTGTCGAAACGCATGAACTATCGCTATGCCCTAGCAGGCCGGCCGTTCGGGCGCGACCCTACATTGCTGTGGACACAGCAGCGTTTGATTGACCAGGGCGGCAGCCTTGGCGAAACGAAGGCGTTGTTTCAGGAAGCCTTTTTTGCTAAAGAGCGCAACCCATTTGCTCGCTCGCAGTACGCCTTCAACTACACGTTTAGAAAAGAGATGATGCCCAAGCTGACGGAGCTCATGCAGCACCGCAGCATCACGTATGAAGAGCGCGAGTTTCAGGATGTCGCCAAGGTTATTCCCATTATCGAGCCGGTGTACCTGAGCCGCACGGCTAGAAAATACTACGACTATGGTGTAAAGGAACTCGCCAAGGCTAGAGGTAACTTTGTCGAGACTAAAAACCTGTTTCTGAAGCTGCGCCAAATCACATCGGGGTTTGTCGGCGTCAAGAATGATGAAACCGGCGAGAAGGCATCGTTGAAGTTCGACGACAACCCCAAGCTAGATAAGCTGAGCGAACTCATTGCAGAGCTGCCCCTCGACCGTAAGGCCGTGGTATTCTATGACTACACGTGGTCGGCCAACCAAATCATCGCGCACTTGTCCTTTCTGCAGGGCATTCAATATATCTGGCTTTGGTCAGGTACTAAAAACTCGCGTGCCGAGTTGCAGCGATTTGCCGATGATCCCAAATGCCGCGTTGCAATCATCAACAACAAGGTTGGAGCTTACTCGCTCGATGGCTTGCAGGATGTGGCCAACTACATATTCTTCTATGAAAGCCCGGTGTCGGTCATCGACCGTGAGCAAGCTGAGAAACGCCTCAACCGTAAAGGCCAGAAACGAAAGGTGTGGATATATGACTTGGCAGTAACTAACAGTGTGGATGAACGCATACTTGCTTTCCATAAGGAAGGTAAGGACCTGATGGCGATGGTTCGCAAAAACCCCGAAAGCTTGTTGGAGTAACCCCATGCCAAAAGCCAGATACCCCGGTGACTTAGGTAAAGACGATGATAACGACGGTGCCTCGTTCCATCATACGACGCATCATGAGGATGAAGCGGTTATAGCGCATACGAGGATAACTAGGGTCGGCCAAGTCGAGGTTGTGAAGATTGCCCGCATATATAAGACCAAAGCCGAGCCCATGACTACTGAGGAGGTATTGCATCACCTCGGTTCTGACAGCCTGCTAAACCAAGTGCGGCGCAAGATCAGCAGCCATACTGGCAAGGTGGAGCAAGCTATGCAGCAGGTTAAGTCCCTTAGCCCAGTCGCGCTTCGCAGGATGGAGTTCGAGGCGGCGATTGAAATCGCGGCTACGCTCGGCATTGACCTAACGCCTGGAGCTCAGCCGCCGACTGGTGTGCGTGGAGCTATTGGTCCGAAAGGTCCTACTGGCGCACCAAAAGGCCCAACTGGTCCCAGCCTTAGAGAAGCTAGTAAAGGTAAGAAATGACCGCGATAGTCACTGCTGACTTGCACTTGAGCAGCAACCCCCGCGACAGCTATCGGCACCACTTTGTCAGGAACATCTTGCTCGGCATCGTGACGCGCAAGCGACCGACCACGCTAATCATTCTGGGCGACCTGACTGATCAAAAGGACTATCACAGCTCAGAACTTGTTAACACGATCGTCGAGTATCTGTACGCCTTTTCGCTAGAATGTCCCGTAATCGTCATGCGGGGCAATCATGATTGCATCAACCCCGACATGCCATTCTTCGGCTTTGTCAAGCATATCCCCAACATCACTTGGATTACCCAACCCAAAGTGATGACCATCGCCGGGCTTGGTGTGTGCTGCTTTCTACCTCACACGCGCAACTACAAACGGGACTGGGCAGAACTATCGTTCGCCCCGTACAAGCGTGACCCCAATACAGGCTTCATCTTTGCCCACAATACCTTCGACGGCGCTGACGCTGGCCACGGTCGAACGCTGCGAGGCATACCAACGTCGGTGTTCCCCAAACAGGCTACAGTCATCAGCGGCGATATCCACATACCGCAAACTCTCAATCAGGTGACTTATGTAGGTGCTCCCTATACCGTCACGTTCGGCGATAGCTACAAACCCCGCGTGCTGCAGATTGGACTAACACCCGAGCGGCCCTATACGGTTTCAGGCCGTAAGGAAGCCTCACGTGAAATCCAAATGCAGTCGATACCATGCGAGGGGGCGCAAAAGCGCGTCGTCGATATTAAGAACCCTCACAAGGGCTTGGCTATTGCTCTTAACAAGGGCGACATGGTAAAAGCTCGTGTTCACTTGGCGGCGGAAGACTACGCTCGATGGAATGAAATACAGGCGCAAGTGCGCAAGGCAATCGAGCAACAGGGCGCCATCGCCAGCATCATCCAGCCCATAAAGGTAAGCCAGACTATCAAGCTGCAACGCAAGCGCACGGCTGGGCTTCAGAATGATCTCGAGCTACTTGAAACCTACGCGAAGCGGCGAGGCGTGACAACTGACACGCTGAAAACTGGTAAATGGATCATGGAGCAAGTGTGATGCACTGGATATTTCTGTCGGTACTAGCTGTATGCGTAGCCATCCTCGCTATGGTGTCAGATACTGACGACTTGAAGCAACGAGTTTGCCTGTTGGAAGGCCGAGAAGTAACTAGAACCTACGTGCTTGGGTTCATATTAAACTATGGCTGCATTGACAAGCCAAAGGAAACGAAGTGAAGATCGAGTTTCGCCAGCTAGCAATCGAGCACTTCGGCAGCTTTGCTGAGAAGCAACTGCTCCGCCTCACGCCATTGAGCGTCGGGGTGCATTTCGTGCGCGGCGCCAACGAGGTGGAAAAGCTTGGCCCCAACGGGGCTGGCAAATCGAAGATGGTCAACGCCCTGGCGTGGTGCCTGTACGGCAAGACTACCGATAACCTCAAAGCTTCTGACGTCAAACCGTGGTCTGGTAAAGGCAAACCCCGCGTCAGCCTGATTGCCAACTTCGATGGCAAGAAGCGCAAGGTGACGCGCACCGCCCCTAACTTTCTCGAGCTTGATGGCAAAGAGGTGAGCCAGGACGAGATAGATAACTTGATGCACATGAACTACGGGGTGTTCAAGCAGGCGATGCTGTTCGGCCAATCAGAGCCGCTGTTCTTTGACTTGCCTAATAAAGATAAGCTGGCACTGCTGAGTGAAGTGCTTGAGCTGGATAAGTGGGAGGTTCGCTCACAAAAGGCGAGCGAGCGCACCCGCGAGCTAGAAACTCGAGAGACTACCCTTCGCACTGAACTCAGCTCGCTAGAAACAAGTATTACCAGAGTAAAGGATTTGATTGCCAGCACGATTGCCGCTCGCGACAAGTGGGAAACTGAGCTGGCCACCAAGTTGAAGAATGCTGATAAAGATAAGCGAACGCTTACCGAACAACTCGCAGCAGTCGAGAAGAAACTCAAAACGGCTACTCGCATCGGCGTGCATGCTGCGACCAAGCTAGGTGAGGTGCAGGCTGATCTCAAAATAGCCGAGGAGTACCTGAACAAGCACAATCAGCAACTATCTGTACTCAATGAGCGCAACCGGCAGCTTACGAGCCAGCGCGCGGTAGTTGCGAAGGACCTCGAAGAATTAGATAAGGCTCGTCGCTGCCCGACATGCAATCAGCCTATAACTCGTGTCAACGTGCGCACGCATCGCCAGCATTTGCTGGATAGGCTGAAGCAGCTCGATAAGCAAATCAAAGAGAGCACGCCGGCTGATATTCCTGAAACCCAAAAGCTGACGGTCAAGTATAAGAACGACGTAATCATGAACCGGGCGCATGCGGTCACGTACCAAACTGAGATGGATGGTCGTGCTCGTGAGGTAACAGCCCTGAATGTCACGCGATCGGAATATCGGGCAAGGCTCGATGTGATCGACAAGCTGATGCAAGAGCGTGAAGCTGAAGCCAACCCACACACGGCCCAGCTCAAAAAGCTCAAGACCCAGCTTACAGAAATGAAGGCCGAAAGCCTCGTAGCCGGCAAAGCGGCCGACAAAGCTTCGAGACAGGCCGCGCGCAGCAAGTACTGGATCAAAGGGTTCAAGGACGTTCGGCTGTTTGTAATAGAAGACGTACTGCAGGAACTCGAGTTAACGACCAATGCATTGCTGGAAGACATGGGCTTGCTCGGCTGGCAAGTCAACTATGCGGTAGAGCGGGAAACCAAGTCGGGCAGCATTCAAACCGGCATGACGATCAGCATTCTATCACCACGCAATAAAAAGCCGGTCAAGTGGGAGTCCTGGTCAGGGGGTGAGGGCCAACGCCTACGATTGGCTGGCGCTTTGGCGCTGTCTGAGGTATTATTGGGGTATGCCAATATCGAGGTCAATCTCGAGATATTGGATGAACCTACCAAGCACTTATCGGACGAAGGGGTAGTCGACTTGTGCGAGATGCTGACAGCGCGCAGTGAGCAGCTGGGCCGGAAAATCCTGTACATTGATCACATGGCTCAAGAGAGCAGTCAGTTCGCTTCGACTATCGTAGTTCGCAAGACCAAGGCCGGTTCATTGATTGAACAGAGCTAACGTATGTTGTAAGCGGGGCTGATGCACGACGATGACAAAAACTTCTGGTTGATGCTGTTCCTGCTGTTTAGCCTAGTCGCTATATCAGCACTGGTAGCCGGCTATTTGATGGAGGAAGCGTTCGGTGACGATCTGGGTCGACGATATGTACAAGTACCCGATGGGCCAATTCAAGGCCAGAGGTGGGCGCGTTTACAAGATGTCGCATCTCATCGCCACCGACCTAAAAGAGCTGCATCGTATGGCTCGTCGCCTTGGTGTAGATAAACGTCACTTTCAAGATAAGTATAGCGGGCCTCACTATGACATTGCGATGTCTAAGCGAAAGCTCGCGGTCGAGTATGGGGCTGTGGAAGTAACCATGCGTGAGCTTGCTGCGATACTTTGGTGCCAGCGCAACGAGTTGCCATTCCGCAATCCAGGCCACGCTTACAGACGAATGATCGCAGACTACAAAAATCGCAGACTACAAAAACAGGGTGAGGGTTAGTAATGGAACGTCGTCGCTTGGGGCAACTGCCAAAGCCGTGCCCGCTCGTAACAGGTAGAACTATCTACGACAAGTCAGCCAAGCAGCTTAGGCCCGAGAACTACCAATGGTACACTTACCTCACCAAGCCGACAGACGAGAAGTTTGGTGGCGTGTTCAAGCGAGTAGGCCGCGACCCTAAACGAATACCGCAGAATGTTCTCGAGGCGTCGGGGCACAAGCCTCGCTCGGCAACGTCACGCATCAAAACCTATCTCCTTGACTTAGAGATAGAGCGCGACCCCTCGCGAGATCGTGGCTTGAAACGGTTGCGTGAGCTCTGTGTGCGCTGTGCCGTCACGACCAACGAAATCCGCCAATGTGCAATCATCAACTGCCCACTCTGGGCGCATAGGCTCGGTACCAACCCCCATAACTTTCACAAGCGTCAAGCTAGAAAGGAGTAGTGCATGCGCGTTGTAATTTACAGACCTACTAAATCAGAGCATGACGCGGCGCTCGCTGACGCTTTGCTTACCGGCTTCGAGGCCAACGGCGACAAGGTCTTCCTCAAAAAGTCAGTTGAGTTTAGTGGGATTGATGAATGGACCCAAATGATCGTGCTCATTGGGCTCAGCGACAAGTCGCTGTATACCCAGCACATCAGAGCCGGCAAGAGCGTATTGCTAATTGATGACGGCTACATCAATCCGCAGAAGTACTATCGGTTTGCCCTGGATGGGTTTCAATCGTGGTTTCTACATAGCGAGCCTATGTCGCACGACAGGCTGGCGACCATACTAAAGGAAGCAGGGCTGACCATGCTGCCCTTCACAGAGCGCCAGCAACCGCTCGGGCTGTACGTCGGCAACCCTGAAGCCTATTGCAGATGGCACGAGCTGACCGATGATAAGGACGACAAGCATTCCTTCGATAGCAATATGTGCCGGCACATCGCCGTCAGGATAATCCCGCAAGTTTGGGGCACGCCGACAGCGGCTTACCTACCAAATGCAAGCTTCAATGCCGACCATCCAAAGTTCAGGGATGGCCCCCGAGGTACCATTGTACTACCGCCTGATACGCCACTTAGCGAAGCATTGAAGGATTGCTCCATGCTGGTCGAGCACGGCGGAAACTTCGGCGTCGCCGCACTTATTGCCGGCGTACCAGTTGTAGTTACAACGGCAGAAGGGATAAGCCCGGTGTACCCCATCGCTGGGCACGGCATCGAGGCAGTGCGAGCACCACCTAAGACTACGGACGCAGAGCGCGTGCAAGTACTGGCCAACCTAGCATGGCATCAGTTCACGTTGAATGAGATTGCATCGGGCATGGCGTTGCAGCACCTAACCCCGCACACGATCAAGCATTTGGAGGGCATGGTCACTGATCCTAACAATCAATCCTACCTGATTGCTCAATACAGAATGATGCACAATGCCGGCAAGTATCGCGGCGGGCTCAATGAAGAGATCATTGCCCACATCACCACGATGGTTGACGCTCACAAGCCGCAGAGCTTGCTCGACTACGGCAGCGGCAAAGGCAGGCAGTACCTCGAGAAAAAGCAGCACGAGCTGTGGAACGGCCCCGAGCCGACGTGCTATGACCCTGCACACGCGCCATTCGCGACCAGACCCGAGGGGCAGTTCGACGGCGTGATCTGTACCGATGTGGCTGAGCATATTCCGCCTGAAGGTGTCGAGGCATTTCTCGACGACGTGTTGCAGTACGCTCGCAAGTTCGTGTTCTTTTGTATTTACACCGGGCCGGCAATCAAGTATTTACCCGACGGGCGCAACGTTCACCTCACAGTCAGAAAGCAAAAGTGGTGGAACCAGCAAATCTTCGAGGCAATCTACCGACGTGAGCCAGCAAATTTGACGCCTATAGATGTTACTGTGCTCAGTGACAAGTCGATCCGAATGAAAAGCAGCACCATCGAAATCACCACACTGTATCGAGGCGGGGAGCGAAATGAAAAAGCAGCTTAGGGCTAGAACCTTCAACTTCGAGCAAACCCCACAATCCTCCCATACGGTGCTACCGGCACCGCCAGCCGAGTTCATCCCTACCTGCAAGCTCGATGTGATAACGTCGTGCTCGGCTGAGGGCTGGACCCGCTATGGCCAAAAGTGCGTGCGCTCATTCATGGACTACTGGCCAGCCGGCATCAAGCTGCATTTGGTGAGCGAGGATAACCTTACCCAGCACATTTCGGGGTACGATCCCAATCGCATAGTATTCCATTCGTTATACAGCTACGAACTGGCCGCCAAGTTCTACGAGCGTCACAAGGATAACAAGGCATCCAAGGGCTACAAGCGGCACACGTTCTACAACTTTCGTGAGGATGCCTATCGCTTCAGCAAGAAGGTATTCGCTATTCGCTTGGTGACGCTCAACATGATCGAGGGCCGGGTAATCTGGCTCGATGCCGATACGGTCACATCTAGCGCGATACCGTTGGAGTTGCTGTATCGCATGCCTCCCGATGATTATTGCCTCGCTTTTCTGGATCGGCCCCGCTACCATAGCGAGTGTGGCTTTGTCGGCTATAACCTCAATCATCAGGATACTAAAGACTTCATTGCCAAGTTCGCCCAGCTATACGAGCTGGATAAAGTGTTCGACTTGCGCGAGTGGCATGATAGCTGGGTATTCGATTGGCTGCGTCACAAGATGCAGATTAGGGGCTACCCAATCTCACACAACAATCTGAGCCACCCATTTGTCCATAGCGAACTAGGCAAGTATATGGACCACATGAAAGGCAATCGCAAGAACCTAGGTATGTCGGTTGAGCATCCAAAATACAAACGCAAGAAGGGTTAAGCATGCTTCGCACCTGTATGGATTGTGAAGGCCCGCTGCATGCCGCCTTTAGCTTTGTGCTAGCTAGGGATGTTAATGCTTACCTCAATGGCGAGCCTGTAGCAGTAATTCGCGAGAGATGCGATTGGTGTGCTGCTTGGGCAGCTAGCTATGGAGGATGTGATAACGGCCTTCCCTTCATGTGGGGGCTCGACGCCATGCAAGCGATAGCCGCTCGACGTAGGCAGCTCTGTGAACGACAAATGCAGCGCGCAGGTAAATAGGAGTTGAATGTGAAACAGCATCGGGGCATTTGGTTGCCAGATAACGATACGCACTTTGCCGAACACTTGGATGCGGGACCTGAGTACCAGGGTGCCGGCACCTATCAGTTTAAGAAGATTGAAATGGCGCTGGCTAGGGTTGAGCAATGGCGAGGTGCGGTTGACGTAGGCGCGCACGTTGGCCTATGGTCGCGCGTACTAGCCGACAAATTCGAAACCCTCTGGGCCTTCGAGCCGGTACCCGAGCACCAAGCCTGCTTCGTTAAGAACCTTACCGAGTACAAAGCAGGCAAGAACCCACGCATCGTGTTGCATCCCGTTGCACTTGGTAGCGCTGCCGGCCACACGTTCATCGACCCTGTTCCTAATAACAGCGGCAATGCTTGCGTTACCGATCATCACCTAAAGGGAATTAAAGTTCAATTACGAACTTTGGACAGCTTCAGGCTGTTCGAAAAGCACGTCGACTTTATCAAGATAGACGTCGAGGGCTACGAGCTTGAAGTTATCAAAGGCGGCGAGGAAACGATCAGGAAGTGCCGGCCAGTGATGGTGATCGAGCAAAAGCCGGGACATGCTCAGCGTTACGGGTTTGGGGAGCGTGCCGCCGTCAATGTTGTGCTGGCTTGGGGTGCTGAGCTGCTATGGCATCGCGCCGGCGACTACTGTCTGGGTTGGAAAAACTAACGGAGAGCACTCATGGCCACGCCTAATACACCGTCGAATGAGAATACACAGCCGAATGAGACGATTGGGTCAACGCCTGCCAAGCCACGTGGCAAACCGTTCAAGAAGCTCGACCCGCCGAAGCCGGCCAACAAGTACGAGTCTGTTCCTAATTGGTTTAGCAGAAACCTCGCACTGCTGGCCTGCCTCGTGCTACTGGCGCTGGTAGTCGATCTCAAGCAACGCACCATGACCCGGTTGCATGAGGTGGAAGCCAGCCTAAGCCAACTGATTACGACCATGGACGACAATAACAAGTCGAGCCACATCACCGAGATGGTAGAGATACGCTCGGCCCGCGATCAGATTTTGAAGGCTCGGCTCGATACCCCGCCACCGGCACCGGCGCCGCAGCAAAACAACGGCGCTATCGAAGATAAGATAAAGGTGCTGAGCGTTCAGGTCGAGGACTTGCGCAAGCGTCAAATCAGAACGACGAAACGATTGAGGCAAGGCGAATGAGGTCTTTACGAGAAGTACTGAGGGCATGGCTGATGGTACCCCCAACGCCATGCCCGTACTGTACCAATCCTGATCGGCTAGTGACGCGCGCTTGCCGATATAATGCAGAACATCCACGATATGGCTCAGTTGGGGGCGACCCACCGTGCCTCTGTGATAACTGGGCGTGCTATTACCACAAGCGGTTGAACATCGGTAACTAACAAGAAGCAACAAGTGAGGGCTAGCTATGACGACGAAACCGCGCCACATCTGCCTAGGCTATGACTCTCGGGAACAAGCGGCGTACAGCGTTGCCCGCAACTCGACCGACAAGTTCAAGCCCGACAACTTCGTCCATCCAATACATCCATTGGTACTGGGCGATCTGATCAAGCAAGGGCTGTATACCCGCCCAATCGAATATCGCAAGGTAGAAAAGGGCAGTGGTGTTCAACTGTACGATCCTATTTCTGAAGCCCCGATGTCGACCGAGTTCGCCATCAGCCGGTTTTTGACTATGGAAGTAGCTCGCAGACATCACATTAAGAAGTGGCTGGACGATGGTAATCTTGGCTGGGCCTTGTTCATGGATTGCGACGTGATGGTGCGTCACCCGCTCGGACAGCTTTTCAGAACTGTCGAGCTGCACCCTGACAAAGCCTTGTTCTGTGTGCATCACAAGCACGAGCCGCCAGTCGGACTGAAGATGGATGCTCAGGCTCAGGTGCGCTACGCTCGCAAGAACTGGTCGAGCGTCATGCTGTTCAACCTCGATCATCCTGCCAATTGGACCTTGACGGTCGAGCTTATCAACAAGGTACCAGGACGAGATTTGCACAGGTTTTGCTGGCTCGATGACAAGTACATTGGCGAGTTGGATGTTAAGTGGAATTGGCTAGTTGGCCATTCTGACCCAACCATTAATCCTTCAATAGTCCACTTTACCGAGGGTGGCCCGTGGTTTGCCGACTACTGCGATGTGCCCTACGCCGAGGAATGGCGGAATAATTTATTGTATGGTTAGCAAGGGCTTACGGGCGCTGGTCTAGCAAAAGGGCTTTTGCTAAGGTGGCTCGTTGAGGGTTAGTCGACCTACGGGGCAACCTACTCAATCTGTGAAACGCTTGTGATCCTCTTAACTGAGGGGGAGGAAGTTATGCCTTATCGTGCCTGTTTTCGTCTGTAATAAATCGTACCTTCGATTGTATGTACAAGGTACGGGGTTAAAAGCGCAAACGTCATCGCCTCAAACTAGACACGCAAGGGGTAAGTTATGCAAGAGTTCGCATCAGCCAACGTCACAGCCATGCAGCAGTTGCCAACCATTCTTCAACAAGTAATTCACAAAACACGATACGCTCGCTGGAATGACGAACTGGGCCGACGCGAGAATTGGTACGAGACGGTCGCCCGCTACTGCAACTTCTTTCAAAAGCACATCAAGAACAAGTTCGATTGCGACCTGGGCACGATACACAACCCCAGCACGCCCCTTGGGCAAGCTTTCCACGCCATCTATACCCTTCAAGCTATGCCGAGCATGCGCTGTTTCATGTCAGCCGGCCCAGCTCTCGAGGCCGAGGCATTCTTTGGTTTCAATTGCACCTACCGCGCCGTCAACGACGTGCGGGCCTTCGATGAAATCCTCTACGTCCTCATGTGCGCATGCGGCGTAGGCTTTTCAGTAGAGCGGCAATTCGTTGGCCAATTGCCGATGATACCTAAGCGGCTCAAGCCGAGCACAGAGGTAATCGTCGTCGAAGACAGCCGCGAAGGCTGGGCCAAGGCATTCGCGCTACTGATCGAGCGGCTGTACCAGGGCAACATTCCTAGCTGGGATATCAGCAAGCTTCGCCCAGCCGGCGCTCGATTGAAGACTACCGGCGGGTATTCGAGTGGGCCTGATCCATTGGTCGAGCTATTCAAGTTCACCGTTCACACGTTCGAGCAAGCCAAGAGCCGCCGCCTCAACTCCCTCGAATGCCATGACATAGTATGCAAGATCGGTGATATTGTCGTCGTGGGCGGCGTGCGACGTGCAGCGCTAATCTCACTTAGCAACCCGAGCGACATGCGGTTGCGGCATGCCAAGATGGGCAATTGGGACCTCACTACCCCTTGGCGAGCCTTGGCCAATAACTCTGCCTGCTATACCGAGCGGCCGACGACTGGCGCCTTTATGGCCGAATGGCTTGCACTCTACGACAGCAAGTCGGGTGAGCGAGGCATCGTCAATCGCGAGGCATTGGCTAACAAGTGTCGGAATATCGGCCGTCGCGTGCATTGGGATGACTTTGCCGATACCGAGGCTGAGGATACTATCGACTTCGGCGTGAACCCCTGCTCAGAAATCATTTTACGCTCGCAGCAAACCTGCAACCTGAGCGAAGGCATTGTACGCGCCAACGATACCGTGCAGTCTTTGGTATGGAAAGCGCAAATCGCATCCATGCTCGGTACGTGGCAAGCAACGTTGAGCGATTACGGCTATGTAGGCCCCGAGTGGCAAAAGAATGCTGAGGAGGAGCGGTTGCTGGGCGTAAGCCTTACCGGCATCATGGATAACCCAATCCTTTCGCATCGGCATCACCCGCACTTCGAGTCCACCCTTGTCGCCATGCGGGCAGCCGCCAGTAAGACCAACCACGACTGGAGTAGCAAGCTCGGCATCAATCCTGCCGCTGCCGTTACCTGCGTCAAGCCGAGCGGCACCGT